AAGACGGGCTAGGTGGTGTTGATGCCTGTTGAAATCCCAGCGAATCTAAACTAGTAGCGCCACCGGTACTCAACGACAAACTATTAAACCCTGCAAGAAGGTGATGGTTAAACACTGACAAAACTTCCGTAAAGCAAAGAATTAGTCATCCATAGTTGAATGACGTTCCATCCTGTTGTTGAAAGCGTTGGAGCTACTCCGTTAGGCCAGTACATTCCTGTCGGCCAGGTGATCGTGTATGCACTACCATCATCTATTAGAAGGGTGACGTACTCACCTTCAGTAATGCTTGAGGTGAATGTTGTGTTTGCTGCTAATGTTTTGTATTGCATCGTGCCGTTGGCAGGATCAATGGCTGTGCCGGTTAGCGAATAAGTCTGCTCCTCAACCTCGCCATTACTTACTAACCCTCCGACTGTAATTTTAGCCGTTGTTGTTGCGCCATTGTCGGTAATATCTTGGAGAGTAGGGTCAAATGATTTAGTCGTTAATGTTCCCGAAACATATTCTTGAACAGTAAATGCAGAGTTTGTTGTATCTCCAGTAAATTTAACCTTTCCAATGACAACGGCTGAACCGCCTATGTTGCCTGTACTAAAGGAAGCAACTCCCGCTTGAATGGGAATGGTGGTGTAGAGTTTAAGATCGTCAAAATCGCCAGTTACTCTGCCAGAGCCATATATTCCAAGTTTTAAATCATTATTATATGTCTGAGTCCCCGGTAAAGTATCTGAAGCAACCAAAAGACCATTTAAATATAAGTATAAATTATTTCCGCTCTTTACTAACGCATAGTGGTTCCAGTCTGTCCAAGTGGGTTGTGTAGAAGCAACAGTAGTTTGCCAAGCTCCGCTCACAGTGTGCCGTATCTGCAAACTTGGAGTGGTTGAATTGGGTGCTGTTGCACCTATGTGGATTAACTGATTGCTGTATCCAGTGCCTATGACTGCGGATGTACTTCCAAAAGCAGAGCCGTCTTGTTTGAACCAAACCGCCCACATAAAATCGCTATTGTTATTTGTGGGTGAACTTGAAAAGCCCAAAGTGTCGCCTGATGTATATTCAAACGCGGAATTGCTCACGCCATCTTGACCAGTTGCGTATGTTGGTGTAGCGCCAGAAGTGATGTTTATAGAACCACTGCTACTTCCATCGTTGTTTAAATTACCGTTGAACTTATTCCAAACATAAGGGGTTGGAGCGGCACCCGCAGAATTGTAAAAATCTAACGGGTTTGTCTCTATTGTTAAAGAGCTTTGATCAATCCAATCGTAGTCAGTGCCGTCCCAAGTTAGCACTTGATCTTGAGATGCCGTGCTTTTATTAAGGTGAGCATCTACATCGGCGTTAGTGTATCCAGCAGGAAGGCCAGTAAGACTAGAGCCATCACCTGAGAAGGCTGTGGCTGTTACAGTGCCAGCAGGGCTAACCGTCAGGTTCGTAACGCCACCGTCGATCATCTCCCAGCCGCCAGCACTGGTGAACTTTAGCTCACCTTCACTTGATGCAACATGGATGTGACCTGTAGAGGTGTCGTCCAGAGTCGCACCAGTAGCACTGATGATGACTCCGTTAGCGCCTTGGGATGTTAAACCAGCAGCATAGCCAGCAGCAACAGCATAGGCACCTTGAGTTGTTTTACCGGCATAAGAGCCGACAGCAATAGCGAAGGTGCCCTGCGTTGTTTGACCGGCCACGCGCCCCACAGCAACAGCATTGTCACCCTGATTGCTATTGCCAGCATAGTAGCCAGTAGCGACAGAATCAATGCCCTGAGATGTTTGACCAGCTTGAGCGCCAACAGCGGTAGCATTAATGCCCTGCGTTGTTTCGCCAGCTTGGTTACCAACAGCTACAGCCTGACCGCCCTGTGTTGTTTGACCAGCTTCACGACCAACAGCGACAGCAGAGACACCCTGATTGCTATTGCCAGCATAGTAGCCAGTAGCGACAGCGTTAGCGCCCTGAGTTGCCGAACCAGCATAAGGCCCATAAGCGACAGAGTAGTCACCCTGAGTGGAGCTACCAGCAGCGTATCCGGTAGCTACAGAATAGATGCCTTGCGTGTCATTACCGGCTGAATTGCCAACAGCTACAGCGTTAGTGCCCTGAGTTGTTTCGCCAGCATCATAGCCAACAGCTACAGAATTAGCGCCCTGAGTTACTCGGCCAGCCTCACGGCCAACAGCAGTAGCATTAGCGCCCTGATTGCTATTACCAGCATAGAAGCCAGTAGCTACAGCACCAGTGCCCTGCGTTGTTTCACCAGTCTTCATGCCATAAGCGACAGCGTAGTCGCCTTGAGATGTTTGACCGGCCTCACGGCCAACAGCTATAGCGTAGTCGCCTTGAGTGGTATAACCAGCAGTGTAGCCAACAGCTACAGCATTGATACCCTGAGTTGTGTTACCAGCTAGGTAGCCAGCAGCGAACGCATCAGCACCAGCGGTCGCCTTAGCAGCCAGCAGGTCACCTGTGACGGTGAGTGCGCCAGTAGACAGTGCGTTAGTGGTGGTAGATCCAGCGGTTGTTACGTCGTCAAGGTCTAAAACAACAACACCTGTTTGAGCGTTAACAGACGCAACATCAGATGTTAATATGTCCCAAGCCGATCCAGTATATATTTTACTTTTATTAATTGTAGTGTTGAAATACCAATCGCCTACTGTAACGGGATCGCCGTTTAAATCGACAGTAGGGTCGCTTGCTTGAGCGCCTAGGTATAAACCATCAATAGCTTCTTGAGCCGCCTCAGCAGCAGCTTGAGCAGCCTGTGCTGCGGTTTCAGCGGTCTGTGCTGCTGTAGCACTAGTAGCTGCGTTTGTCGCTGATGTACTTGCAGAAGATGCAGAAGATGCAGCGTTAGTCTCTGAAGTGCTTGCGTTGGATGCACTAGTGGCTGCATTAGTTTCACTTGTTGATGCCGCTGATGCTGAGTTGCTTGCGGTTGTTGCTGATGTGCTTGCAGAAGACGCAGAGGATGTTGCGCTAGTCTCTGAAGTAGCAGCATTAGTTGCTGATGTAGCAGCATTAGTTGCTGATGTAGCGGCACTAGTCTCTGAAGTGGCCGCATTAGTCTCTGAAGTAGCAGCATTAGCCTCTGAAGTAGCAGCATTAGTCTCTGAAGCAGCCGCAGCAGCCGCATCAGCAGCTACACTAGCCTCACTACTAGCCGCTTGAGATGCAGAAGCAGCAGCCTCAGCAGCGTATTCTGCTACTTCTGAAACAGCAGCTTCATTATTAGAGTTGCCAGAACCTCCAGTACCTCGCCAAATTGCCATTAACTACTCCTACAAAAGCAAAAAATAAAAAGTGAGGGTACTAACTAAACAGCTTTCCCCTCGATACTAGCTTTTGAAGTTACTCGTCAAATACAGCAATAACAAGACCCGCTTCAGGACGATACACTTGAACACCATAGAGAGTGTCTGCTGTGTATAGAGTCGAGAGGTACTCCTGCTTGTATTGAGTCTGTGAACGTACAGACATTTGCTCCGCATGGACAATTGCATCCTTGTGGAAGAACAAACAGCCACGAACATTAGTCTCAAGTACAGGACAGTTGCTAGAAACATATACGTCAACGCCGTACACGTTACCAATCAGACCAGACTTAACAGTGCGATCATCACGGAAGTCACTAGAAACGTAACGCTCAATACCCATGATAGTGCTACGAGCAGCAGGAGGGATAATCAATGATCGTCCTTCCATTGGAACGTTAGCGTCATCAAGGATCTTGATAGCTTCACGGAAACCAGCGTCCGTAAAGTTATCTCCAGTGGCTACTGTAGCAGCGGCAAATGCAGCAAGACCAGCGGCAGCGTTAAAGTAATAGCTATTACTGTTAACCCAGTCAGCGCCAGTAGGAGCAGCTAGGTCAAGAGTGCCATTACCAAAACCAGTACCAGCATTCATCAGGTCAGTATCAACCTTGAGTGCCAACTGGTAACCAGCATCTTCAGTATAGAACTGACGGAGGCTGTTAAGTGCCTGTACTTCTACGATGTCTTCAATGAAACGTGAGTATTCAAAGTGACGGTCGATAGCAATCTGAAGCTCTGTCTCTACGTTAGCCTGGATCGTTACCGCAGTATCAGCAACCTTCGCTGATGCAGCACCACGAATGGGCTTAGGTACATGAATGGTGTCGCCTTTCTTGCCTTTCATACCGATTTTTTTGACAAGTGGAGACATCTTGAGGTTCTTTTGGTACGCAGCAATTACTTCGTCACTCCAGATTTCTGGAATAAACGTAGCGGCAGCAGTCTTATTTACAATAGAACCCCCGCCAACTGTACCGGGATAAACTTGATTAGCCATGATAAATTTCCTTTTAGATTAGGTTAGCGAACACGACCCTCGGCGTATGCTTTAAATACCTCATCTGAGATAGAAGCATAGCGATCCGGGTCTTCTCGCATCAGTTTAATAAGATCAACCCTACGATAGATTTTGTTTTTTGTAGTTTGCCTAGCACCTCTAGCACTACCTGTATTCGCACTTTTCAACTGTTTTTTACGAGCTTGCTTTTCAACTGCTACGGTTTGTTCTGCTACTGAAGCACGTTCTTTCCAAAGCGTAAACAGCTCATTAGCTGCATCGTAATCGTATGATTGATCGGCTTGAATAAACAATTGAGTTCTAATTTTTGAAGCCTTTATCCAATCTTGAAACTTAGAGTTAGACAGCACTTCTTTCATGTCTGGATGACTTGACTGAAGCTGTGATAATGCTGTTTCTTTCTTAGCTTTAAGCGTGTATTCCTTGGCTTGCAAAATACTAGGGTGGTTATCAATTGCTCGGTTTACTGCTGATGCTGGATCAACAAAAAAGTCTACATCTTCATCAGATTGACTGTTGTCCGTTGCCTCATTGTTTATGGGTTGTGCTTTTATGTGATCGTCAACAAGTTTCCGTAACTCACCAACCTCTGAGCCTTGCTGTCCCAAGAGTTTTTCAGCGTTTTGATGCATATCTACCAAGTCTTTTAGTGACTTGCCTTGATACTTCTCTGGTAACGCCTCTTCCTCTTGAATTGTTTCTTCTTGAGCTACCTCTTCTTGAGACTCAAAATCTTCAGCTTGATCTACAGAATCAGTTACAGTTTCTTCGTTGTTATCAACGTCGCTTCCATCTACTAATGTTGCTCTTGACATTATTTCCCCGCCTAATTGGTTATGGAGATTTATTTACGACCAGCTTTTTCGTGTTCTCGTAACCATTTTTGGTGACGACCTGGGAATTCTCCAGACGACCCATCTAGTACGCACGACGTTGCTGATACGACCCTTGTAGAATCAGCACCACAACCACATCTGCTGGTTGTAATGTCTCCTTCTACAAATTCTTCTGTTAGATGCCCATTACTGCACCTAAATTCATATACTTTAATCATTACTTTTCTATATCTTCAAAAGCATTGTTTACGCCTACCTCAAAATTTAAGATAAACGACAATACATTTAACTGCCCTTTGCGAAAATGTAAATCATCTGCATCTTTTACCGCATCGACAGAGTTAATAATCTCTTTGTTTTGCTCTAAGTCACTAATGAACTGCTTCCAGCCCTCAGTTCTAAACAGATCAAAATAACTGTTATAGTAATTCTCTAAGTCTGCACTCATTTTAATTACTTAGGACGCTTTCCAGTTTTATTCCACCTCGTCTTGGACTATAAGCCATTGCTAACTCCTTATTAAATTAAATAAATCTTTTACTTTAATTAAAATATTAAATCAATACATTTTCTTTTTGTTTTTTCTGTTAGTAGCTGTGCGCTGTCCCCGCTTAGGCAGACTTGATTTTGATTTGGGCTTAGACTTTTTCATTTTATAATTAGGCATAGCTTTCTCCTTTGCTGTTTTAGATAAATCTTCAAAATGAAAAAGTTTTACAGATGTTTTTCCATGTGTTTTACCTGAGTGTACCTCACCATTAGGCATTTTGTGTGTGCCTCCTGTGTGTTTAGACCCATTTCTGAAGTAATGAGGAACACCACGAGCCACTACTTTTTTCTCCTTTTGGTTTTTTTGGCTGCTTGTTTAAAAGCTTTTGCACTAGGCGCACCTTTAGAACCTGGCTTACGCATCTTTTCCTTGCTTCCTGCTGCAATACGTTTACGTTTT